CCCCGAAAAGTGGCTACCCCCCTAGAATCCACAGAAAGCCCCCTGGAAGCCCCGCGGATCATTCCCCCCTAGCCCTACCCCTAGAAACGGCTACCCCCTAGCAACAGGGCACAAAAAAACCCCGCCGAAGCGGGGCTTTCGTTAACGGCTACCCGTCACGCCGTGCGTAAAACGGATTGCAATACGGGGGCATCATTCCCGAATCCGAAGTGATGCATGCGTTCTATTACATGTTGAATAACGGGGCGGAATTCGGCGTGCACTGGTTTGATTGTGCCGTCAATGTTCGCCGTTGCTACCTTTAGAGCAATAAGCACGTTGTGCATTGGATTTTGATATGATTCCGTGCGGGGAATCTTTAATCTACATCTTTCGGTCGTAGCTTGGCATAAAGCAATCCAACAAACGATTTTGCCGAAGTCTAGACTGCCCTGATGCTGGCGGAATTCAATAGTGCCGTGCTTGGCAAACGCCGTCAAGTTGACATTACGGTAGCGAAACTCTCCCCCCGTTCTAACCCGCCCCGAATCTTGGCAAATCGCCGTGTTTAACATAGAACGCATTGAGCGGGAATAGGGCGAATCGCCCCGCCGTGATGGGGCAAGCATCTTATCAATGGCTTGCTCGCTCTTAACGGCGTGATTGACTACATACTGCAAACGCTTAGGCGTGTAGCCTTTAGCGTCACAATGCACATGAAGCCCGCATGTTTTCTTTACCTTTACGCCGTTGCGTTCTAGCACTTCCAACACCTTGAACAGTTGCTTGAATAGTTGAGCGGGTTGCAATGGCGGGCTAACATATTCACGCCCTACATAACCCCGTGGGGCGTTGCTATTGAGTGAGCAGTCAGTAATGCCTTTCCAGTGACGGCGGGTTGATGTATTCCAGTTTTCCCGTTGATAGGGCACGACCGCATTCAACTCTCTGTTGATTAGACTCTCTCTATCTTCGGGTATGTAGCATTCAATCTCTAGCCCGATCGTCTTAGGCTTCATTGTGAACGCTATTTCTTGTGCTGTTTCGTTATTCATTTTCTTTGCTTTCGTTTAGTTATGGCTTCGGCGTTGTGCCTAGGCTCGCTCTCAATATAGGGTAGCCAGTTATTGAGTCAACTACATAAGCCCCCTTTTCTTCCCCCCGTAATGGGTTGCCCTTTCCCGCTAAAATAGCCCCGTCAATGGGGTAGCCAGTTTTTGCCCATAGGGTAGCCAGTTATAGGGGGCGGGGGGGGTTGAGATCATTTTTTTTTTTACAATGCTTATATATTAAGTAGGTCTCAAAAAAAAGTGCTACTCATAGGGCGGTTTCCCCACAAAATAAACCTACCAACGTGTCCCTGTATACCTTAAGGTAGCCTAGTCATGGTTACATATACCATTTTATTGACTTTTTTACTTCCTTAGGGACTTCCTTAAGGCTTGATATCCTTAAGGTATACAGTTAAAAATCGGTTGTCAAGCAAATGTGTATGTTTTTTTTAACTTGACAAATGTATTAATTGTGCTAATGCTGGGTTTGTGATACCAGAATCAGACAAGGAATTGCTTATGAAGCAAATTTCCGAGCAGATACAAAAGGTGTCCTCCGACAAGGAGAGCATCCAGATTAAAAGCCTAAGTCGCCATGCCCCTGAAAAGGTGGCAGAAATACTTTATCTATTTAGTATGGGTAGTTCGCAGACTAAGATTGTTAAGAAATATGGATTTTCTAGAGCAACAGTCATTAGTGTATTAACTGATTACGCTGACGCTTTGGGTAAATTCCGCGAATTGAGCGGTAGGCTGTCCGCTAAGAACTACATGAGCCTAAGTAGCCTTGAGGAAGATTTAATTGAAAAAGTCCGTGAACGAATGGACGAAGACCCCGAAATGCAGGTTAGCTTTCGGGATTTAAAGGAACTGTCCATAGCTAAAGCTAATGCCAATAGAGAGGCTATGACGGCTAGGGGAGAAGCTACCAATATTACCGAAGGCAGAAAAGTCTACACCAAAGAGGATTATGACGATATTGTTAAATCCGCCAAAGATCGTATTAAAAAAGCAAAAGTAATTAATGCTGAAATTGTAACGCAGGAGGACAATGGACGAGGAGATTCTTGATAAGCTAAAAGAGATACTTGGGGAACATTATCCTAATTACTGCATTATTGTGCTGGATGAAGAAGGAGAAGTCCAATCCGAATACACAACAGTTTCAGTAGCTAGAATGCTTATTAGAGAAGCTTCGCTAGATTTTAGAGATGACAACGTAGAAGTTATATGGGATATAGACGATACCGATGATTAACCATAAAGACAAAAAACTAATATTATTGCCGCCCAAAACAGGCACTTCTTCTTTGGAAAGTTTGTTTACAAAGAATTTTTGTGGATACAGTGCGTATACCCGATACCACCCATTAAGGCACATTCATATGTATCTTGATGAATCTATTTTTGCTTACGGAATAAAAGATATAGAAAACTGGGAAATATATCAAACAGCAAGAAATCCTATGGATCGGATTATTTCTGCATTCTTGCATCAAAAATTTATATTACGAGAATTAGGCAAAAAAATGAAAATCCTAGAGTTTGAAGATTTTGTAGAAACGGTAAATCAACATCATCATTTATTGCCAGAAAAAGAAAGAACTTTCTCTAGTTCAGTATTATGCAATGATAAAATAATTCCCTCCAACAATAAATGTTCGGCGGGAGTTCGGTTTTATGTTCCGCAAACAACCTGGGCTGATCCTAGCAAATATAATGTAAAGTACATTAAATTAGGACAAGATAATTCTAAATTATATGCAGAAATGGGTTTGCCGTCAAATTTAAAATTACCGCATTTAAACAAAAGCAGATTAGACAAATCTCGCCATCAAAATATACATACTTATAGAACAAAAGAAATTATACAATCATTATATAAAAATGATTTTTTAAAACTAAATTATGAATAATCAAAAAATGAATAAACCTAATTCAACATTAGCAGATATAAAAAGACGGTTACCTTTTAAAATTCAAGAAATTGGCAGTTATGATTCTGCCGACCTTCTTCGTAGATTGGAAAAAATGGATCCTGAATGCTGGTTAGAAGAATCATGGAGGCAAAAAACATTTAAAGCTCACTCAAGTACGGATGCTTTAAACATTATGTGGAACAAGGAATGCCTAAAAGACAACACTAAGGGCGAAAAACATAAAAAAAATTACAATTTTTTAAATTTTGATAAAGTCCTTGAAGATTTAAAACCAATATATGAAAAAAAATTTGGCTCAGGAGATTTTCACCGAGTATTAATTACGCGACTAAAGCCAAAATCTAGTATAGCCGTTCATGCTGATCAAGGCATTGCTTTAATGCAAGGGCGACGAACTCATATTCCTTTAACAACTAACAAGGACATTGTTTTTAAATGTGGACAAGATTTACAATCGTTTCATTTAGAAGTTGGCAATGTATATGAGTTAAATAACGCTAAAAAACACGCAGTAAGTAACCCAACAGATGAACATAGAATTCATTTAATCATTGATTGGCTACAAAATAAAGGATTTTGGGAAAAAATGAATGATTAATTTTACGGAGCATCCAATACTCAAGCCACCTACGGACGAAGAAATCGTAGCTCTAGCTGAAGTTGATCCAACACTGTTAGCTGATCTGCACGAAGCTCACGAAAATCTTATTCGTGCTAGTATAGAAGATCCGCTTCGTAGTGGTTTTGATCTTCAGGGATGGGGTCGCATTAGGGACTCTTTAAATAAATACAATGAAGTTATTACTTTTGGGGGAAACCGAAGTGGAAAAACTACTGGTTGTGCCAAATTAATAATGGAAGCGGTTATTAACAATAAAGATGGGCACATAGTTTGTTTCTCTCAAAATGCCGACACTTCAGTAAAAGTTCAGCAAGCTGCTATATGGGAAATGATGCCCAAAGAATTTAAGAAAAAAACTAAAAGCATTGAAGGCTATATTAATTTTAGTATGCAAAATGGGTTTACTGGTTCTAGTTTCATATTTCCTGACACTAGGACTAGAGTGGACTTTAAAACCTATACACAGTTCAGTAACAATCAGACTATCCTTGAGGGATTTGAGTTTGGATTCAAAAACAACCCAGAGCTAAATATAGGGGCTTGGTTAGATGAATATCTTGGCGATGCTTCGTTAGTTAATACTTTGCGATTTCGTTTAGCTACAAGAGATAGCAAAATGTTGCTTGGATTTACGCCAATTGATGGGTATACATCTTTTGTATCAGAATACTTGAAGGGTGCACAAACAATACAGACCCGTAAGGCATCTCTATTAAAAGATAGAGAACTTCCCGTCCAGCAATACAGTCCGAATCGTGATGCTGGAGTAGTTTATTTGCATTCTGATGAAAACCCATTTGGGGGATATGACCGAATAAAGAAAGATTTGCAACAATCCACTGATGAGCAAATTCTTTGTCGTGCTTATGGTTATCCTGTAAGAAGTATGACATCGCTACTTCCGAAGTTTAGCACTTCTGTAAATGTATTGTCGGACGAACCAAATCAATACGGAATGAAGTTTCCAGATATTTCCGATACCGAAAAGTTTACAACCTATCAAATAGTTGACCCAGCAGGAAATAGAAATTTTACATCAATTTGGGGAGCCGTAAGCAGGGATGGTGAAGTATACATTAAAAAAGAGTTCCCAGATCTTAATACCTACGGCGAATGGGCTATTTTTGGTGATCCTAGATGGCGTTTTGGACCCGCTTCTAAAAAAATTGGGTATGATATTGCTGGATATGCTGATTTATTTAAAGAAATAGAACAGGAAGAAGGATTAAAAGTTTTTGAA